CCTGGGGACCGAGCGAGGCAAGACGCTGCGTTTATCGGCCGTAGCTGACGGCCTAGCCTACGAGTGCGATCCGCCAGCGACCCGCCAGGATTGCGTGGAGCTGATCAAAAGAACCGACGTGTACGGATCTTCGTTCGCGTTTTCGCTAGCTCGAGATGGCGACGAGTGGACTACCGATGCGGATGGAAAGCACCTGCGATACATCCGCCTTATTGGCGGTTTGTACGACGTGGGGCCAGTGCTTTCGCCAGCGTACGGAGACACATCCGTAGCAGTGCGTTCGCTGGAAACGCATTTGCAGACGCATCGGCCAACGCTAAAGCTCTGCGGACTTAATCGCAATTCCAAGAACGAAACAGCCATCCGTAGATTTCTGAGGCAGCATGGCCGCTCGATCAGGTGATGTCTGTCCGCATTGTCGCCTGGCACGCCTGGCGGTCTATGCGTCAGTCAATCGCGGTGGCGTATGCGTTCGCTATCTGCGCTGCGCGTCGTGCCGGCGCACCGACAAGCAGGTCGTCAAAGAGTGCGAGATCCGCCGCCGGTCTCTACCTAGTTAGGTACAAACCCAATGCAAGTGGTCGCAAAAACTCCGTAGTGTGCTAGTAGGTCAAAACCTACCGCACACACAGGAGCGACACATGGCCGCCTCACGCGTCAAATCCCTGCTCGACGAACTTGCAGCCACCCTTGCCGAAATGGGCATGCTTGACGAGCAAGAGGCCCCCGAAACGTCGATGGAGGGTGACGAAAAGCCCGAAGACGAGCGGTCGGCTGTTGCCGCTGCCGAATCACGGCAGTCGCAGTATGACGGCCTGATGGCCAAGGCAGACCGAATCCGAGCGGCTATCGCCAAGGAAGAGGCCCGCGAGCTGAAGCGGCACGAGCTGCTTAAGGTTCTGCATCGTGCGTCGCCTGCAGTCGAGGTGGCTGAAAAGACCCGCATTGAGCCAGTCGCCTACCGTGGCCGGCTGCGAGCGTTTGAGTCCTACGAGGTCGCCAACCGGTGCGGCCAGTGGCTTAAGGCGCATTTCGGCGATTCGCAGGCCCGGCAGTGGTGCCGTGACAACCTCGGAGCTGAGTACCGAGACCTGGGCGGCCAAGTGCAAAGCCTGGGCGGAGCATTGGTTTTTTCTGATTTTTCCAACGCCATCGTCCGCCTAGTCGAAACCTTCGGCGTGTCCATGTCGCTGGCCCAGCGGGTCACGATGTCGAGCGACACGCTCCTGGTACCCAAGCGGCTCACGGGCGTGACGGGCTACTGGATTGGCGAAAACACCACGATTGAAACCAGCGACCCGACTGCCACGATGGTGCAGCTGGTCGCCAAGAAGCTGGCGATCTCGACCCGCGTAAGCAACGAGCTGCTGGCCGACAACGCCATTTCGGTCGCCGACTGGCTTGCCCAGGAGTACGCCACGGAAATGGCGGCCCGGATCGACGACGCTTTTTTTAACGGCACCGGCACCTCGAGCTTCGGCGGAATCTCTGGCCTGCAGCAGATTGACAACGGCACGCACACTGCCAGCGTCGTGAGTGCTGCGACCAGCAACACGACAGTGGCCGCCCTTGACATTGACGACTACCTCAATGCCCTGGCCTCGCTGCCTCGGTACGCTATTGGCACTTCGGCCTTCTACATGCACCCAAGCGTTTACCACAACTCGGTGCAACGCATGATGCTGTCAAGCGGCACGCAGGGCAGCGGCATCATCGGTGCCTTGTCGGGTGGCAACACTGCTGCCAACCTGGCACAGGGAACGCCCAACACGTTCCTGGGCCTGCCGGTGGTGTGGGTGCTCAAGATGGACGCTACGCCAACCACGGGCGAAATTGCTGCCTACGTCGGCGACCTGTCGCTGTCGTCAATCATGGCGACAAAGTCTGACATGCAGGTTGCGTCCAGCACGGATCGGTATTTTGAGGCTGATCAAACGGCTTTCAGGGCTGTCCAGAGGCTCGACATCAACCACCACAGCCTTGGTACAAATTCTGAGGCCGGTCCGGTCGTAGCGCTCAAGTTGGCCTAACTCACTACCTTTTCAGGAGACCAGTAGCATGAACGAATCCGGCAGCAAGAGCGTCACGAAGGCGACTGCAAGCGTGGCCGCCAACGCTACGCATTCGCACGAGATTGACACCAAGGGCTTTGAGTACGCCACGATCGACGTAATCTACAGCCCGTTCACGGCGTCTACGGCCACGTTTGCCAGCGTATGCAAGGTGCAGACTCACGACGTGACCGCAACCGGCCAGACTGATGTAACGGGGCTGGCGGTAACGGCCGGAGCTGGTGCGACAACTGGCGCGACGGTGGGAGCGGTGGCCCGGTTTAATGTCGATCTGCGTGGCCTCAAGCGATTCCTCACGGTTGTGACGAGCCCCGGCAACACCGTGGCTGTCACCACCAACGCTCGGCTGTCAAAGGCCGAGGAGCACGCAGTCTCTGCCGCACAGTCCGGCGTGAATGCCGTACTGAGTCGCTGAAAAGTTTGCAACACAATGTAGAACGCTCCTAGCGGGCGGCTGGGCTGTCGCCCGGTCGCCCGTTTGGCGTTTACATCTGGAGCGTGGATGAAAGTCACAGTCGGCACTATTGAGCACGACGTAAAAGTAGAGGCCGCTTTTAGCGTGCCTAGGCTGACGTTTTCCGACAACATGTTTTGCGTCTCGCAGGCCTTGCTGCCACTGGGCATCCGGCCTACGAAATTTACCGGGGCGTTTTGGGATCAATGCTTGGATCGTGTCCTGCTTGATATGGTTGACCGCACGGACTGGATTTTGACGGTGGACTACGACAGCGTTTTTGAGGCAGACAGCGTCCAACGGCTAATGACCGCAGCGTTAACGAGCGGGTACGACGCAGTGGCACCGCTGCAGGCCAAGCGGGACGAGGGCACGCCAATGTTTACGCCCGAGGGCCACGGCCACAAAATTGGACTGGTTGAGCTGGAAAACACTTGGTTTGAGGCGGTTATTCAGCCAGTGGAGACAGCACACTTCGGGCTTACTTTGATTCGCTCCAGTGCACTTAAGCGAACGCCCGCGCCCTGGTTTTTAGGCACCCCAAGAAAAGATGGACATTGGGGCGATGCAAAAGACGACGAGCCGCATCGGATTGATCCAGATATTCATTTTTGGCGTAATTTCACAAAGGCTGGCAACAAACTGGGGATAGCGCCGCAGGTTGCGATAGGACACGCAGAGCTCAAGGTGACGTGGCCTGGACGCGATCTGCGGCCCGTGTACCAATCGCCGACGCACTACTGGAACCAGGGCGGCCGCCGGCCTTCGGAGGCCTGGGGGTCCGTCGAGCATGGAGAAACATCGTGAGCGCAGCTGACAGAATGAAAGTCCGTTTCGTTCGGCCCTACCGCGTCTACCGCAAGGGCGACGTGATCGACATGGACCGAGGCCCTGCAAAGGGCTGGATCGTGTCTGGCATTGTCGAGCCCGTGCAACAAGAGCAGCGGCTGATCGAGGAGGCGATGGTTGAACATCGATCCGAGACTGCGGACCTGCCACAGCGGAGGCGTCGCAAATGAAATATCGCAGCCTCGTTCGTGTCACGGAGCCAGCCGTAGATCCGATTAGCCTGGCCCAGGCCAAGGCCCATCTACGGATCGACAGCAGCGACGAAGATGCCTTGATTACCTCGCTGATCACTACGGCGAGCCGCTGGGCAGAGGACTACTGCGACCGGACGTGGACACATACGCAATGGAAAATGTCGGTCGATTCGTTTTACGGCAACGTGGGCAGCCCGGTGCAATTTGGCCTCAAGAGCGACGGCAACAATATCGCCGGTCGCCAAAGCGTTGTTCCTAACCTGGACCTCGAGCTGCCTCGCCCCCCGCTAGGTTTTGCTGGCACGGCCACCGCTATCACGATCACGTTTACGCCGACCGACGCTGGCAGCACGACCACGCTAGATGCGTCCCAGTTTCGCGTGGACCGGCTGTCCACGCCGGGGGTGGTGCGGCCGCTGTACGGGCAAAGCTGGCCGGGGCACCTGCTTGATTTTAACTCTACTACCGTGACGTTTTTCGCCGGGTACAGCGCCGATGGTGCGGCCGTGCCCAGTGCAGCCAAGTCGGCGATTTTGATGCTGGTAGCGCATCTGTGGCGAAACCGTGAAATGACGACTGAGACTGCGCTGACCGAGGTGCCGATGGGCGTAAAGGCATTGCTGGATACGCTGCGCTGGGGCTCCTACCGATGATTGACGCTGGCCAGCTCACTGAGCGAATTGTGATTCAGTCGCCCACAGACTCGCAAAACGAGGTCGGGGAGGCCACGCTGACGTTTACCGCGTTTGCAACGGTCTGGGCCGACGTGCGGGCCATGAGCGGACGCGAAGCCGAGCGCTACGGCCAGGTGGTTGGCCTAGCCGGCCACATGGTCACGATCCGCGAGCTGCCCGGGTTGACTACTGGCATGCGAATTATCTACCGCAACCGGACGCTAGAGATCGGTTCTATCAATGAATTCGACCGGATTCGGTATGTCGAGATCTCCTGCACTGAAAAGGCGGAAGAATGAGCATCGTCGAAGCACCCGAAGCGTTTGTTTTCCAGCGACTAAGCAGCAACACGTCCGTAACTGCCCAGGTGGGCAGCCGCATTTTCCCGCAGGCCGCGCCGTCGGGCACGCCCCTGCCGCTGATTATCTACCAACGCACGGCGGTGGAGCGGCCGCAGTCGATGACAGGCAACGTAGGACGGCCTGTGGTGACCCTACAGCTCAATACGTATGGCACGTCCTATACGGCGGTCAAGAGTATTGCCAGGTCCGTCAGGCTCGCTGTGGATGGCTTTACGGGCACTACCGCAGGGGTCACCATCCACCGCACGACGCTGACGGCCGAGTCGGATGGCGTGGACCTGCCGCAGGACGACCAAATGCTTCCCTATTACTCGGTCCAGCAGTCGTTTGAGTTTCGCATTACCGAGGCTGTCTGATGGCTGCCAACCAAGTCACGCTAGAGTTTCCTGACCTGCCTGCGCTGGCGGGCCAGTTTCGTAAGCTACCGGGATCTCTTGCGGCAGCTGCTATCGGGACGGCCGTTAAAAAGTCGCTGCAGCCGGCCAGCGACAGGCTCAAGACAATCACGCCCGTGGGGCGGACTGGCAACCTGAAGCGGTCTATCGCACTCAAGGCTAAGCGCTACGCCAAAACCAAATCAGCCGTGGCAATCGTGGGGTTTCGTAAGCCCAATTCGTCCAAGCCGCCAAAGAGTGCCACGAAGCGACGCAACCGACCGGCCGACAAATCGCAGCACCAGTTCCTGGTCGAGTACGGCAGCAAGCCACGGTTTGCGAAATCAGGCGCGTTTCGCGGCAGGATGCCAGCGGTTAGGCCCATTGCCCAGGCCTCGGCGCAAACGATCAGCCAGGTGCAGGGCAACCTAGAGCGCGAGATGACAAAGGCCTACGAAAACGCCGTTAAGCAATTGCCAAAGTTTATGGCCGCCAGGGCCGCAAAGGGCAGGTCATAACTGCAAGGATTGGACCCAAGGTCATATAAAACAAGTGGGAAAACCCACGACACACTAGGAGGCGACGCAGATGGCAACGAGTTCGCAAGGCACGACGTTTAGTTTCGCAAGCAGCGTGTTTTCCGCCGTAAACGTTACGGTAACTAAGGGCGGGGACTTGCTGGACGCATCGCACCTAGGGCTAGCCGACGGCGCTGGCCGTGAGTACACAGGCCCCGCGCTCAAGGATGACGAAGTAGCTGTCGAATCCTTTGGAACTACAGCCCTGGCCATTGGCGAGACTGGCGCAATTTCCATGGTTGGCGTTGAAGGCAACGCGACCGTGTCTTCCTCGAGCGTGGTGTTTAGCGTTGGCGAGCTGATCCGGCAATCGACCACGTTTAAGTTTAAGTAAGCCACGATGGAGCAAACGTCGTGGCAGCAAGTTCGCACGGAATTACCTTGTCGTTCGCCGGCAGTGCGCTGGTCGAGATCCGCAACGTGTCGGTAGACGGCGCGTCCTGCCTGTTTGTGGACACCACAGACAAATACTCTCTGGTCAAGCTGCGGCAGTACCAGCCTCACGACCAAGAGGGCGGCACCGTGTCGGCCTCGTTGCTGAGTAAGGGCCCGCTGTCTGGCGATACGTTTGGCACATCTGGGCAACTGACAATGGCCCAGGGCGACACGACGATTCTGTCGTGCACCATAGCGTTTCTGGAAAACCTTGCCTTCGTTGGTAGCGTGGGAGAACTGCAGCAGTACCAGGCGTCGTTTCGCCTGTCGGGCAGTATCACTCTCTAGGAATTTATTATGAGTTTGGCGGAACAAATACTTGCCTGCGACCAGTCCAGCGTGTTGACCGTGCACGTGCCAGAGTGGAAGTGCAACGTCTACATCAAGCTGTTGCCGCTTGGCGAATTGCAGGCCTGGGAATTGGCATGCCTGCGTAGCAAGGGGGCCGGCGTTGACGACTACCGCACGCAATACCTGTCTAAGTGCTTGGTGGACGCTGACGGCAAGGAGTTGTTTACCAGCGACCAACTCAAAAAGCTGTCAGGTGTAGTCGGGGCTCGATTGTTTAAGCTCGCGCAAAAACACAATGACCTAGATGACACGGAAATTGAGGACATCGGAAAAAACTCGTAGACCGGCCGCTAGATGCGTTTCCGCTGGTGCTGGCCGGGCATCTTGGAATGACGGAGCGGGAACTTGGGCAACGCATGGATGTCGGCGAGTATCGGCGGTGGCTGGCGTTTCATCGGTTTGTGAATCCATTGGGAGGCGAGTGGCGACAGACGGCCCGGATCGTGGCGGCAACGTTAGCGCCGCATTGCGGGCGTGGCAACGTACCTCGAGAAGATGACTACATGCCGATAGAGCGGCCGCCAATGACGGCGGCCCAGATTAGCGCAGAGCTTTCAAAACTAGGCAGACGATAATGGCCACGACACTAGCACTCTCAATGCAAGCCAGCATGTCGGCCGCTGGCGTCGTGTCCGGTGCCAACCAGGCAGCGAGCGCGATGGACAAAATGGGGAAGCATGCAAAGCAGACAGCAAGGGACGTAGGGCTGCTCAAAAACCTGGCCATCGGTGCGGTGCTGGCAAAGGGCGCAATGGCCGTGGGCAATGCGTTTCGCAGTGCAGCCAGCGCCGTGTCTGGCTTTGTGTCGTCGATCCGGGTTTCTGCCGACGCATCAGGCAAGCTGGCCTCGCGGCTTGGAATGTCTGTCGAGTCGCTGCAAGGACTGCAAATGGCGGCCACCATGGCAGGCGTAGGCGATTTAACCCCAACGCTCCAGAAAATGTCCATCATCCTGGGGCAGGCCGCTGCAGGCGCAAAGCCGGCTACGGAGGCCCTGGCGGGGATTGGCCTGTCTATCGACGATCTGGCCGGCATGAATCCCGACGAGCAATTTAAGGCCATTGCTGCGGCTATCAGTGCAATCCCAGATCCAGCCTCTCGAGCAGCTGCGGCCGTAAAGATATTTGGAAAATCTGGCGTGGAGCTGCTGCCGTTACTGTCGCAAAACCTGGAAGAGGTGCAAGCCCGGATGGAACGGCTGGGGGCAGTCCTGTCGGTTCACCCCCGCGCGTACGGGGAGGACCTC